TGTCCTGATGATTCAATATATTTTAAATCACCACTAAAGTTTATATTTACATAATTAGGAGCAGAATGATTAGTATAAGACCAATATTCTACTGGATTATTAGGTACACAAGTTAAACTATTTACATCATAAATTAAAAATGTATATCTTGGTACAGGGGTTGGTGATGGAGTTGGTGTTGCTGTTGGAGTAGGAGTTGGAGGGATTGGAGTTGGTGTTGGTGTTGCAGTTGGAGTTGGTGTAGGAGTTGCTGTTGGAGTAGCTGTTGGTGTAGGAGTTGGAGCTTGAATACATATACCAGCAAAACAGTTAGCTACAGTTGAATTTGCTTCGTCTATATGAGCACCTGTTGTTGATGAATTAATTGTGTAACACTGATTTGTAAATGATGAATGAACAACAGTATCAATAGAATAATTTGTTAAACTTCTAATAATAACTGAAGATCCATCAGAACATCTTGTAGCATTAAAGTAATAGAATGTTGGTGTTGGTGTAGGTGTTGGAGTTGGTGTTGGAGGAATGTATCCACAATCTTCACAACTTATATATTCTGTTGTAACAGTATAATCATTAGGATTAACACCTGCTGAATTAGTTATAGTATGACAAACACCACCTATTTGAATAACTTTGCCTATAGATATATTAGTTAAAGTTCTAATACTTACTGAAGCTCCACCACCACATGGTGCAGCTGCAAAGTAATAAATTACTGGTGTAGGAGTAGGTGTTGGGGATGGAGTTGGTGTTGGTGTTACTCCACATGATGGAGCAAAACAATTAACTACAGTTTCAGTCACATCAATTGATGTTGCACCTGGACTAGCTGATGATTCAATTGTATAGCAACTATTTCCTCCACTAATACCTACAGTACCTATAGTATGGTTTATTAAGCTTTTAACTAATACAGATGAACCACCCGCACAAGGAGTAGCATTAAAATAATAGAATACTGGTGTTGGTGTTGGAGTTGGTGTTGGAGTAGGAGTTGGAGGGAAAACACCACAAGTAGCGCAATTTATATATTTAGTTTCATCTACTAATGGAGTACCAGTAGTAGTAGTACCAACTATTTCATAACAGAAACCATCAGCTTTTTTAACAACATCACCTATAATAGCTGCTGTACCTGTTCTAATAAATGTCTGTTCGCCTCCTCCACAAGGTTCTACAATATAAAAATAATATACTGGAGTTGGTGTTGGAGTTGGACTAGCAGTTGGTGTTGGTGTAGGTGTTGGAGTAACTGGTGTTGCAGTAGGTGTTGGTGTCGGACTAGCTGTTGGAGTTGGTGTTGGACTTGCTGTTGGCGTTGCTGTTGGTGTTGGAGTTGGTGATGGTGTTGGTGTAGGAGCTGAACCAGTAACAAATCCAAAACTAGATAATGTATCTGGAATAATTGGTCCTAATAATTCAATTTCACATTCACCAGTTGATAAATCATAATTATTAATTGCTCTAACGTGATATTGATTACCTCTAAATTGAGCAACATCATTTAATTCAATATTAATATATTTAGCAAATGGTATTACACCGTTTGCTTTTAACATTTTAGATCTAGGATTATATAATAATGATATGTAAGTAGCCCAATAATCAGTAACTAAGTTATTGTTTGGAATTACATCATATGCTGATAATTCATTATTAAAAAGCGACGATGTTGAATTAACGTCTGGTAATGAACCAGATGATGCTAAATAATAATCGAAGTAAGGATATGCGGGATTTGCTTTATTCTGTATTGATGAACTATTTATAAATCCATTAATATAGAATGTAGTACAAGGTACTAAACCATTATAATATAATAATCTAGGAGATACTGTAGTTGGCTTATATTCAGCATCAGCAATGTAACCAGGTACCCAAACATCAAAAAACGAACCAGATCCAATCGGGCCTGAAGAACAAGCATCACCTACTGTTTGAATAGTTACTAAATATTCTAAATCAAAATAACCAGTACTACATACTTCAGCAGTTCCTCCATTACCTGGTACATTTATTACTGAAAAATCAGAATATGGAGGTGTAATTGATCCTGTAAATCCACAAGGTGTGTATTTGATAGTTTTATCAAACGTATCATCATTAACTAATGTATACGTTGTGCAATCATTTGTTAAGAATGAACCTGAAGTATATGTGTTAGGTATTTTTATTAATGGAGCACCTGCAAATACAGTTTCTACATTCCAATCTCCACCAGCAAAGAATGATGAACTATAATAGAATTGATTCTCACCAAATC